TCAATGACCCAACCCCCTGAGGATTTCGCAAAGCTGGTGGAGATATATCGGCTTCACCTGAGAGGCTGCGGGAATGGTTAACCGGCTTGCCCCTTTGGCGAAAGTGATATGGCTTCCAGCTTGGCGGGCGCTGAATCCCAAACCGCTCAACAATGCTTTGATTTCCTCAATGGAAACCTGGCCTTGCTGGCAGATTTTCTGAATCAGCTTGTCCCGTTTACTCATTGGCTGTTCCTTGATCGACTCTATGAATTAATGATATCATAAATTGATAGCATTGCAAGCATTTTTTGATATCATTTTTTTTAGGGCAATAAAAAAAGCCCGATCCCCTAAAAGAGAACCGGGCTTGTTACAGTCACCAAAAAAAGAAGGTTTCAGGTTATCGCAGGTAATTAAGGGGTATAGGGAAAATCTTGAACCAGTTTGAGCTTATAGCAGGGCTTTTCACGGTTTTTCAGCCATCCTTGGGCAAAGTCATAACTGGTATCCTTGGCTTCCTTCAGGATGGTTTCCGGCAATACGGCTGTCCAGTCCTCTTTCCCCTGACTTTTGCCAATGGGGGCCCCAGCCAGCCAATAAGGGTAGGCCACGGCCTGAGAGCAAATAGGAGCGACCGGTCTTGTTCCTTTGGGGCTGAATCCGGTTTTCTGGACATTCCCATTCAGCAGCGCCAGCGACCAGATCCAGGGGAATTTCCACAGGCCGTAAATCCGGCCCCAGAAACCAGAACTCATCATTTCCTCATGGGCCAACTGGATGATGGCAAGCTGCCCATCCGTTAAGGGGTCTACCGTTTCTAGCAAGAAGAAGGTTTTACCCTTCAGGCTGGAAAGGTCACGCTCCCCATACCACAGGCCCAGTTTTGCCCCAGTGGAAGCAATATTGCCATTGGGTAGCATCAGTTCAACGTGTTTGCACTCGTTGTCACCCTGTAAAAGGTTGTTGAAGCGGCCCAAGGGGTCAATTCCCACCGGAACATGACAGATAACCCGGCCGGGCTTGAACAGTTTTTTCAGACTCATCAGTAAACCCACCGTGTCTTTGTTGGACGAATATCCAAATGGGTAAAGGTGGAGCCATAGCCCAAGCCGCCATTCCAGTTTTTCAGATAGTCCTGGACTTGTTTGGGCGTCATTCCGGAAATGACAATATCCACGGCCATCCCTGACAAGTGCATACTGTTTGGAGCGCCCCCAACAGCTTTATTATGCTCCAGGGTACGCCAGCCGGAAGTGATGGTAATCGGCTTGCCCAATAAGTCCCGAATGACCTGTAAACGATTGGCCACACGGTACAGGTTTTCCAGAACCGGCAACGGGGGAAGGGGTGAGTCTTTGTGGAGAAACTCAGCCAGCCGAAAGTTTGGGGTGAGTAGGATGTTTCTTTCAATGCTCACGGGTAACTCCTTCAATATCAGATCAATTTCAGGCATCAGAACCCCCGGTTAAACCTGGCTGGGCATCACAATAAACCGGCCTTCCGCTGCCGCCTGGTAATTGCCGGTTGACTCCCAGCGGTAAATCCAGCTTCCGGCCTCATCCGCTGGTAACTCGATGGAATATTCCTTTGTGGTGGGGTTTTTCTCAATTTCAGTATCGACGCCATAAGTCAGAGTCGTTATAACCCCGGACGGCGTCTTGTACTTGAATTTCACCGTGGTAGGCTCAACGGCCAAGCCGGATTCACTCCTGAAAATGACGGCCAGCTTGGGTACAGCCCCGATGATGTATGAATTTGGGTTACTACTGGCTGAACAGCTCACACGGAACCTCTTTCTTTTTCCCGATGGCACTTTTGCCAATGGGTATTACTGAATTTCAACAACGGTAACCAGCGATTCCGACATTACGACCCGTTTAATAGCCTCACTCATAGACGCATTTACGGTTAGCGACTCTCTCATGACTGGTCGGACACTCTCTGCCGCCATAAGGACAGGAACCGTTGTTAATGAGGCGCTAATACAGGCCTTACCCAGCAACCGAGGGAATAGGCCCAGGGATTGCAGGACGGCCAGCAAGCCAAGGTTTAACGTGTCGTCCGTCTGGATGCGGGTCAGGATCTCAACGGCTTCAGTGGTGGAAAGGGTCAGTGTTTCCGAACTGGTTATGACCGTTAAGATTTGCGCCGCTTGCTCAAGGGTGATGCCCAGAGAGTCCACAACGGCCAACAATGCCAATAACTGGACTGACTCACTGACCGATACATCAAGGGATTCTGTGGTTTGCTTCAGAATCAGGCCAAAATTCGGGTCAAGGTCTGTCTGTTCATCAATTGAGACAGATAACGCTTCCGACCGCTCCAAATAGCCGATCAGGCTGACCGTTGCATCCAAAGCGGTCTGGATGGTTTCCGTTCGGGCCAGAGTCGCAAGCAAAGAAACCGATTCAGTCAGGCTGAACCCAAGGGTGTCGCTGGCGTCATTGGCCACCACCAGTTGAGCTGCTTCCGAAATGGACACGTCCAGCGCTTCAACCACTGCAAAAATGGTAGTAATGGCAGCGGTATCGGATAGAACCAGATCAAGGGATTCTAAGCGGCTCAAGGTTACCAGAACGGTTATTGCCTCGGCCATGGCGATGTCCAGCGACTCCACCCGGCTCAGGATGCCGATTAACCCCGCCGATTCGGTCAGGCTTACCCCCAGCGTGTCGGAAACCTGAAGCGCCGTTACAATTTCACCCACTTCCGCAATGGTCAGATCCAGGCTGTCCGTTCTTGCCAACAGGGCCAGAATAGCAATGGTTTCTGATATCGATAGGGAGAGTGTATCGGCCCGGTTCAGGATTGCCAGGATGTTGGGGGTCCCCTCGGTTACCGACAGGGAAAGCGTATCGGACAGACCGAGGGCAACCAGGAAGCTGACGGCCTCAGAAACGGAAACGCTCAAACCTTCGGCAACGTTCATAATTGCCGATAAGGATGCCTGTTCGCTGACTGAAAGGTTCAGGGTGTCCGTCCGGCTCAATAGGGCCAGAATGGTTGCCGACTCCGCAAAGCTCAAGCTGATTGAGTCTGATCGGCTCAAAATCCCCAGGATGGAAATACTTTCAGCCAGGGAGAGGTTCAAACTGTCAGACGCACTCAGTAAACCGGTAAGGGTGATGGTTTCCGTGGTGCTGATGTTCAGGGTGTCAGAGGTGTTTTTTTCAGTGACCGCTACAGCTGGCTCATAGATAATAACAATGATTCCAGCAGAACCAAGGCCGCCCGTTCGGGTAGTGGCAAATGTATTTCCCTTGCCAGCACCGCCACCGCCTGCGCCATAGCCACCGCCATCCCCACCATTGGCGCTTTGGCCTGATCCAGCAGATCCACCGCCGCCGCCGCCGCCGCCGGGGCCGTATGTATCCCAAATGGTCTGTTGTCCCCCAACGCCACCGGCACCAGCAGTGCCTGAAGTAGCAGCGCCGCCACCACCGCCACCGCCGCCATTAGTTCCAGATCCACCAGCAGACGCAGTTTGGAAAGTAACTCCAGCAGATCCTGCGCCACTTCCAGAGCCACCGTTCCCATTACCTCCGTTAGCGCCAGTCGTAGATGATGAATTAGATCCAGCAGAAGACGATCCACCGTTTGCCCCACCACCCCCAGCGCCCCCGTGTTGACTCGTATTTGCATTTCCGCCATTCTTTCCGGCTCCATCCGGCCCAGCAGCACCGCCTCCACCGCCGCCGGGTCTATTTGATGATGCGGTTCCATTACCTCCATTTCCGCCATTGTATCCAGTGCCACCAGTGCCACCAGTGCCACCAGCCCCGCCAGTTGTTCCGCTGGCATTTTGTCCAGCTTTGGCAATGTACGCGGAGGCGTTAAAGGTCGTATCAGAGCCAGAACCGCCGCCAGCCCCAATGGAGTAAGAGACAGAACCGCCAGGGGTCAAAGTGACGTTGGTTATAACTCTACATTCCCCACCGCCTCCACCGGGGCCTGATCTGGAGGTACCACTGGGCGCATCGCCTCCATTACCCCCCGGCCCAATCAGGATAATCGTGTTGTTACTGTTATTCCAATCAGATGGAACCGTCCACGAAGTCCCTGAAGTCAATACGACGGTTGTGGGCATGGTCAACCTCTTAAACTAAAATTAGGGATTATTCAACGTAATATCCACCGTTAACTGCCAGCTTTGGGTGTTGGCCTTCGTCCCCAGGGATTCCTGTTTACGGTAAAGCATCGTCCCCCCGGTAGGGCCATTGAAGAAACCGTGTTCGTTCCAGGGAAAGTTGGCTTCAGAAGTGTTGAATAAGGAACGTGCGGTAATGACGTTACCGGCAATGGTTGGGTAACTGGCGCTCATTGCTTTTCTGAGTTTATTGGTTGTCGCCTGAAGGTCAGTCTGTGAGGCGGCGAAAGCGGTAGAACTATCGCCCACCCCCAGATAAGCGTTTGCATTGTTAAACAGGGTTGCGGGGTTCGCCACGATAGCCCCCGCCAGCCAGTCACGGCCAGAGTTGGGTAAAGGCATGTTTTACGCTCCTTCCTGAGGGGCTTCGGCTTCGGCTGGCGCTTCCTGTTTAGCCTGGGCCAATTCAGCCGCTAAATTCTGAAAAGCGGTAGATTGATACTCTTCGTGTTGGTGGGTGCGGGCCATAAAACCAATGGCATCCTCATCCAGCGGTTCCGCCAAGCCGTTGACCAGCAACTTGCGGATATAGTCAGAATCAAAAGGCAGTTCATCCCCAGCCTGAAACTCTCCACCGCCATGGTTCCCGTTGATTAACGCTCGAATTCTCATGTTTGAAATTCCCTTTCTGATAAACGAATTAGCCGATTTTTTTGACAACAGTAGGCTGGTTAAAGCCACCCTCAATAACCTCAAACGGTTTTGATTCCGGGGTAACGTCCCCCTCGAATTTTTGTAATTTCCAGTTGACGTTGACCTTGAGTTTTTTAATGTCCCCGCCTTCTTTGTTCACCTTGTCCTCAGCCAATTTTTTAAGCATCTCGGCCAGCTGGGGATTCTCCCGGCTCAAAATCTCATAAGCCTTGGCAAACGATAGTTCATCCATTTTTACGGTGTCCTCTGTCTTAAACTGCAAAATAAAAAACCACCCCGAAAGGAGGTAATACAGAACTCAATCGGATAAAGCGGTTAAATGCTTTTACCCATATAGTTCCTGATGTCCCGAATGGTCTGGGTGTTCTCGCGCAAAGCCCCGGCCATTTCGGTCATGGCTGAAGTGTTCCCGGTAATCACATTCCGGTAATCCGCTTTATCGGCCTTTTGTTCATCCACTTGGGCCTTTAGTTCGTTAACCCGGATTTTATGGTAGGCAATGGCCACAACGCCAGGGGAGGCGATTAACACACCTGCAAGTCCCCAATGGTCCGACAAATATTTAATGACTGCCGCTTCATCCATCATGACAGGGAAAATCCTTTACGATTGGGGGAACAGCGCCAATAGCGCCTGCCTTTGAGATTCCAGTTCTTCCGGGATCTGGGCTAGTTCAATTACCCGTTTGGCAATGGGGAATCTCCCTTGCCCCAATTCAAGCTTGATGGCTGCCCGTAGCGGTGAAAACTGCGCCTGTAGGTCAATGGGCAGCTCGGAAAAAACAGCGTCCAATTGATCGGCTAAAGATACAGGATCGGGAGATCCTTCCGGCGGCTCCCCCTCAGTCCAAACACCGTCGGGGCGCTCAGCTGGCAATTCTGGATAATCCGCAGCGTCACTGACAGTTCCGTCTGGGCGTAATAGATAGAATTTTGGCATAGTTATGCGACCTCTGTTACTTTGTATCCTGCAACGCTCATATTGATGGACTGAGCATTTGAACCCCATTTATAGTCAAATTGCTGGGAGGCGTTTAAAACAATTGGCGCTGACCCGGCTTGAATCCATTCAGCATTTGCCGCTTGGGCTAAGGGCCTACCGTTCGTTGCGCTACTGCCGGTCATCCGTACATACAAAATGCCATTGCTTGAACTTGATACTTGCGTCAGATAGTCAAGCTGGCCCAATCTGGATATCGGCGGAATGATGCCGCCGCATCCGACGGTTGTAAATGATGTGGCCGTACCGGTTGTAACAACGCTGTAAGGCGAAGTGAATTCACTGTCCCGGTACCAGACCCATCCATCACCCGTGCAGAAAAAAGGCAAAATATCCGAACTTGCATTGTTACGCACGGCCAAGCGCAACTGCCGTTTCTGGTCATAGCCCACAGGCAAGAAGATATTCCCGGCGGCAGCCTCGTTAATCGTGGAGGCAATAACCGAAGTGGTTCCATCCCCAGACTTGCGGATCATGTAAAAGTAGTACCAGGTATTGGCCGCTTCCGCACCCGAGTCTAAGCCTCCGGCCCCAGAACTCGCCAAAGAAACCGGAACATCCGAAGCCAATTCCATATCAGCTGCGTTCAGAATGTCCCGGGCTCTCATCCCCGCTTTAAACGTAACGGTAGATGGTGAGGTGTAAACTGGCACCGGCCCTCCCAAATACCCTTTGGGAAATGCTGGAACCTGAATGAAAACATCTTTAAGGTCTGCGATCAGACTGGTCAAATTGGCATCAGTAACGGTTTTACCGGCGTCGGCAAGAACCTGGCCAATGGCCGAAACCATGGTGGAAACCTGATAAAACAACTTGTTGTGTAGCGCGGAGGGCGCTTGCCCAGGCACAACCCCGTTTAATCGGTATGAGCTGGAGTTGTAGTCCGTATCGTTGGTCATGTTCAACGCGTTGGGGTTGAACTGCTTGAAATTGCTCGATCCCATTTTAAAAAATCCCTATTGGCTAACTAAAAGAAACCCATTCGCCAGCGTCATACCCTTTCAGGTATTCAGAATCCTGGTCATAGGCAAACACAGCGGTATCCAGGAAGGTGTAAGACACACTCACCCCGGCGGGCTTCGGGAAAAAGTAATCGTTCAAGATCAAATCCCTGAGGATGTTATTGAACGGTTCCCAGAACCCCGCATCATACCCTTTTAATTCAGTCGTATCGGAGTCATAGGCAAAATAGGTAGCCCCCGGAGTCGAAGCGGGAACCCCGACAACCAGAACATTCATGGTCATGTCCTGGTTATCCACAATCAGAACCGGATATTCAGGCAGGAAGGTTTGCCAAAAGTCGTAAATCTCGTCCTTGGTGCCCTTCCACTGATTAAGGATAATCCTGCAAGTCAAAACAAGTCGGTAAAGCTCATCTTCCAGCAAGGCGCTAATGCCGCCCCCTGGTTTGAAATTTACTAACCGGCTTACCCCGAGTATCTCGCCCAGGATGTCAAGCTGTTTTCCGACCGCTTTGGTAATATCAAACGCATCGGTAAAACTGTTCAAAACCGCCTGAGTATCCAGATAGGGCTGTAAATTGGCCTCAACCCAAGCCATAAACTTTGGCTGGATGGCATTCGGCATAGGGATTAAATCAAGATATTCCTGTTTGTCCACGTTATACCGCCTCTATCAGGACAATACCCCCAATATCCAAGGTTGCCTTTTTGTTGTATTGCATTACCAAATTAGCCGTTCCCAAAGCATTGGCCGCCAAGGCCAGCTGAACGTTATCCAGGGAAAATACTGGATAATCCGACTTATCAGCCGACAGAACCGCTTGCCATAGCTCAGACCGAATGACATTTTGGCCAGCTTTGAGATTGCCAACATAAGCCAAAAGCGCTTGCTTGATAGCCGTGCCCACCTCGGACGAGTAGCCTGTCATAGGGGTAATGTCGATCTGAACTTTGATGGCCGTGTTAATGGGACGGCTGAACCGGATAACCGAAGGAACGCCAAATCGATCATAAACCGTTACTGAGGTTAAGCCGTTTGTGAAACATCCTGGTGTTTTCCGGCTGGCAATGGTACTGGCGATTTCAGAGTCAGAGCCCCCGTCAACCACCATCGTGATCGACTTGGCCGGGTAACCATCGGGATTGGTCACGCCTTTTATGACCGTGACCGGAGAACTACTGTCGTTTTCATAAAGCTGTGCGCTCACCACGTTTGACAGGTTCAGAACCGCGCCGAGGATGCCAGTGGTTAAGGCTTGGCTCGGATTGGCTACCGTTACTTTCTGCCGGGCCCTTAACTCGCTGTCGGTTTCAATCTCCCGTCCAGGTGATGCGGCGTTGGCATTGGTAACGGAAGTCCATCCCTGGGTTGGGGTCATGATGATATTGACCTGACCCGCCAGCGCTGTTATAGGCCCGGGGTTTCTGCAAGTAGCGGTCACATTTGCGGTTCCGCCTGCGTCCAGTGTTACGGCCGGGGGCAAGTCCCACAGATTGCTGTTGCTATCGGCCACAATGCCGTTCTGGATTACGGTAAACGGCGTTCCGGTTAGAGTAAGCGTAACCAATGAAAAGGTTTTGCCCTTCTTTTTGATCCCATTGATTGCCACAATGGATTCCAGCGCATTCTGAACAGCGGTAACCGGGCTCCTGTTGTTGTAAACATACTGGGCGGTTAACATCGTGTCATAGGCTGCCCGGGCATTTTCAACGATCAATTGATAGTCCTGAGAATCTGGCCCAAGGTAAATGTCCGATCCGAAAATCCGCTTGGCATCGGCTACCAACTTATCCTCAATATCCTGGTAAGTTGGAATGTGCAGGCCGGTAGCATCAATGAACGGCGCAAAATAAGGCATTATTGAAATCTCCCTGAAAACAGGTTTTTAAGTCCCAAGCGTTCCCACAAAGGGGATGGTTTCGCTGTAAATGGTCTGTACCAATCCGGTATAGGTATAAGCCCGTGTGGTTCGGTTGTAGTCGCTGGAATAGGCCACTACTTCCGAAACCCCTTGCGTTTCCCTGACGATCTGTAAAACGGTTGCGTCAATGGCTGCAAGGTTGCTTTGGCTTCCGGGGGTGCCTGCTATTTCCTGCATCAACGGCAAGCCTGCTTCCATGTCCCGCCAAAACGATTCTTTCAAGAGGTTTAAGCGGGTTTGAATGGCTTGGGCTACGGCCTGTATTCCTGTATAGAAATCCTGCCCGCTGGAACCAAACGTGTAATCGCCGGTGGGGCTTAATTTTCGGTATCTCATGGAATGACGGGTCCTGTGGTTCCACTTACCGGGTCAGCATGTTTATGATTCAGGTACTCAAACCCATTAATAATCAGCTTTCCAGTAATAGAAACGCCGTTTTCATCAATAACAATGCCGTTTGTGTATGGGGTGGGAATACCTGACTGTAACTTGTAACCGGATGCTACAAGAGTCATGGTTGATGTTTTCAGGGCTTGATAAGGTGGGGCCAACTTTGTCTGTCTTACTCTGACTTTTACGGCTCCATCCTTTGATCTTAATTCGGTTGAATCGGTTGAGATGTCAGGTATTACATTTGGCTGGCTGTTAATCCCGGGAATGGCCACGGCATCAGACAGATCGTGCCGCCGTTTATCGTTCCAGTTCTGGATGCCTCCGCTGGTAAACCAGGAGTCAATATTCAGGTCATTGAACTGTAATTGCACTTCATCCCCTGGCTGTAAGGGCATGGTCAAGACATAATCCCCTCCCTGGGGAAACTGAACCGGAACGTCCAGAATCTGGGGGAGTGTAACCCATTTGACGTTGCCATTGGCCCGGTCAATGATCTTTTCCCGAATCAACGGCTGAGCCACAATAGTTTGTTTAGAGGCGTTAAAACTGACCACACGGGCCGGAATGGCCACCCGGATTTTGGCCGATAAATGATCCATCATGCGCCGGTCCGCTTCCTCTGGAGAAGGGGCCCGCTCGGCAATATTCTGGATCGGCCTGATATTCTCGCTTTTTGAAATTTGGCCAAAAATCGTGGTCATATCAATATCCCGTCTGTAGCGGATTCGTCAGCATTTGGGGGAGTGCGCCGGTCTGTCCGTACGCTGTCAGGTCAAAATACCAATCGTTCCCCCGGGTGTCCCCTGTGGCCACCAGTTCAATGATCCGGTATAGCCCGTCCACGTCCAGTAAGGTTTGGAGGGTTCCTAACTCAATTTGAGCCTGGATAATGTCCCGGTTGTTCAGGCGGATCCAAGAGCCCAGTTTTAACACTGGGTTGATGAGCGCCCGAACTGCAACTCCTTGATCCAGCTGGTGGGGAAAGCCAATCATGCCGGTTTGAGCGTTTAACGTGGGGGCGTTTGCTGGTGGGGAAATTTTTATAGGCTCAACATATCCGATTCCACCATCAAAATAAAAAGTGTAATCGTTGTTTTTAGTGATATTCCTGATTTCATCAGCAGTTTGCCCAAATACCACTTTGCCGCGCTGGGTTTTCTGGTCACTTAAGCCGGGGTAAACCCGCACATCAAACGGGATGGATGAACTCCTGGCAATCTGTTTAATGATGGTTTCAGCGGTCTGTCCTGCGGCTAGTACAAGGTTGCAGAAACCAAGGCCCAACACCTCATCCCCGTCAAAACAGACCAGTTTCAGGAAGTAGGTTACCGCGTCCTCTTTACCCCGGATGGTTTGCCGGATAGCCCCCTTAAACAAAACGCCATAAGGGCCGTTTTTATAACCGGCTTCCAGGATGACTGATTTGGCGTTTTTCAGAATGTCTGTTTCCGTGTCCGGGTTCAGGTTGTACAGTACAATTTCACCGAATTGACAGACTTGGAGAAGGTTTTTCTCAATTCTGAAAGTCACCCTGAGATCGGATGAAACGACAATCTGAGAGCCTCGCCACGTTTCAATGGTTAGGCGATAACTGCGATCGTATGGAATGCTCATTAAGGCCCCCAGAGGAGTACAAAATTACTATCCCAATCACCAAGCCCAGGCGATTCCTTGGCCGAATCGGTTATAGGAACCACGAAGGCTTTCCCAATATCCAGATATTCCCATTGTTCTAAAAGGTTTTGGCCGGGATCAACGGTACAAAGCAGGGGAAGCCCCTGAATGAGCTCAACGTTGTTAAGGGCATCGAAAAGATTCGCTTGCCAATACCCGGCCATTTCGTTCCAGTAGACATAAAAATCAAGCGTTATATTCCGGTTTTCCAAAGGGATGGTTATTTGAAACGACTGGTTAGGGTCGTTACTGACAGGAATTTGAATCATACTCGCTCACCATGCTAACGCCTGATCAGGCTGTTAAACGCATTAACACCCAGGGTAATTGCTGCTTTGGCGGCCCCGCCCAAATACCCAATAGTAGCTTCTGCAATCTGTCGGTTTATAGTTGAGCCTTGTTGGTTCCCCCGGCTGGTCTGGTTAACCGTTTGGGGTGCCGTGGTAATTCGGGTTTGATCCGTATTGGCCACAATGACCTGTTGCAAAACCACCGTTAATCGGCTTGCATTAACCGTCTGCCAATCATCAGTAGCGTTAATGCTCTGAATCAGGATGTTTCGGTAAGTGCCATATTTACAGGTCAAGGTCAGGAATTGACGGCTTTGCTGCATCGCCACGATGGCATTGTAGGCGTTGACGCTTCTGGATGCCGTGCCACCTACCGATGGAGTGGTTGCCGTGTCGGTCATACCCAGGGTGAACGAAAACCGCCAGGGATTGCTGAAGCTATGGTCCGTAATGGGTGCCCCGGTTTCAACGGGATGCTGGGTGATAGTCAGTTCAGTATTATGGTTTAACTGCAACCAACTATCAAAAGTCATCCCGTTGATGTTCCAGGTGCCGGGCGCGGCGGGAGTCGCTGGCCCTTGAGCGTTAATGCCTGTTGAAATAATTCCCATTATGCAAACGCTCCCCCGTTGGCCCGCATATTCCGATAGGCTAAACCTTTTACCTTATCAGCCACCGCCTCAGCGATTTCCTGAGCGTTTTTCCCGGCCCCGTGAATATGAATGGATACTTCCAGCGGCTTCACCCCAACATGGAGGTGTTCGCCCTTCATGAAGCGGGTATCATGGGTTAACCGTGGGTCTTTATCCAAACCCCTGTTTTTAAGCTCGCTCATCAAAGCGGCGTGTGTCCGGGGCAGGAACTCCAGATTAAGATTGCTTGTTGACTTTTCTTTCAAAGCGGCAGCAATTAAATCAGCGATTTCTTTGACTGTTTTCCCTCGTGTTCCAATATCCAAGGCCAATCCAGAGTAATGTTTACTCCCAGGGGAGTGGCCTCCATGTGCCCAGCCTGAGGTAACGCTAAAATCACTGGTCAGATTTGGACTGATTGAAGCCATCCAGCCGTTAATGGCTTTGGATGCAGCGTCACGGGTGGCCCATTTGAACCGGCCTGTTCCTTTTGGTTTTTCCGTGGAAGTGGTGCCGATGGTTGCCGCTTCAGCCGATGGCCCCATGACCATTTCTGAAATCGCGTTACCAATAGCGCTCATCCCTTCACCAAAAGCCTTGCCGGGATCTTTAAACAATGCAAGAAACCGTTTCAGGTGCCCACCGATAAAGTTCCAAGCCTGATACAGGATGTCATAAATCCGCTGGACGTAAGAAGCCAGAGTTTTGACGGCGTTCTGACCATCCTTGTAGGCGTCCCCTTGAGAAGGAATGAGGCCTTGTAGACCATTCAACCCTTTAACCATGTTGTCATGTTTGAGCTTGCCCAGGCTGGCCAAAACCCCGTTAATGGCATCCAGAATATTGTTGATTAAATCTAGGAAGCCGCCCAAGGCATTGAAGTTATCGCTGAACAGGGCAGAGTCAAACCCTGATATCAGGTAAATAACCCGCCCTATCATCTCGCCCAGCTTGGCGAAAATGCCCATTACCGATGCGAGGTTATGGGAAATGTTCTTGATCTGGACGCTCAATATCTGGGTAATGTCGGAAAGCATCCCCCGGAAGGCATCAAGCGGCCCAGCCATAACCGCGCCCAGTTCACCGGCAAAGGACTGGAGGAAGTAGTTCCAGACCAGATTGAGCTTTTGAAATTCAAACTCAACCGCCCGGATATTCCGCATGCCCTCCTGGGCCTTGCCGTCCAACCCAAAACCGGCGCTCATCTTCCGTAATTCCAGAAACTGAGCCCGTAATTCCGGGTTCATGGCAATGTCTTTCAGTTCATCCAGGCTGCCAATACCCATGGTGTCCATGACCGCTTTTAACGAACGGGCATTCTCCACCGTGGTAAACATCCGCCGGGCGAAAATCTGTACCACGGTATCAGCCTTGGCCATATTCGCCATAAATTTGTAAGTAGCAGCGGTGATGGCCGTCCCGATAACCACAATGGCCGTTAGGATGGCGCCAGTTGCAACGGCTACCAACCCTTTTACCGTGTACAGGAAAGTGGTTATCTTCGTTCCTGCTTTGGAGACAAAATCATCAATTCCCTTTTTGATCTTGGCAACCACCGGATTTTCAGAAATGGCCTTCAGCGCGTTATTGAACGTTTGGGCAAAGTGGTTAACCTTCTTTTCAACGCCTTCCAGGGCTTTGCTGGCTTCCTGAAAGCTTTTCTGGTCTACCTGAAAGCCCAGGCTTGCCAAATACTCCTGAATGACGTTGATCATCAGCTTTACTCCATTTTGAAACCGGCCATTGCCGCTTGAATCTGAAATTGCCGTTTCTCCTCATCCAAAATGACAGGGAGAATGTCGAAAAAATCAGAGATCGTATAAGTTCCGTCCCAAAGCTCTTTTTGCTGCCAGCGCCCTTTCGCTACGGGGAGGTATAGGAGGCTTCGGAACCATTCTGGCTCAAGGCTGAGGATAGCCCAGGAATTGCCCCCGCCAGCGTTGCCAGGAGGGCCGGATCGAAAAAATCACGCATACTGAATTCAAAGGCCATGATGGTCAAAGCCAGAATAGAAGGGGCAGGAACATCGGGAACCGTGTAGAACCCTTCAGAATTCAATAAGGGATGAACGCCCGAATCCATAATAACGTAGACGCTGGACAAGGCATCCCGTTGTAACATAGCGTGGTCTTTCCGCTCCATCTGGACGAAAGAAGCAATCAGCGCGGCCACGTTCTCCATTGAAAACTTGCCCTGACCAATTACCCCTGATAAGAGATTGCCAAACAACCGCATGGCCCAGAAACAGGCTACTTCAGGCGTAAATTTTCGGATTCGGAATTTCAACGCTCCCAGCGAAACGTCTTTTTCCTGTTGGTTGTGAGTCATGATTTAAGCTCCTGTAAAATCAGGTATTAAACGATATTCGCCTGGGTACTGAGGTTAGCCAGCGCGGAACCAAAGCCTTGACCATCCGCAAACAGGAAATTCCAGGTCACCATCTGGCTGTTGGCCTCGTATGCCCGGTTGGGCCGTTTCTCCAAGGAACATCCGGTTAAGGCATGGGTATCGGCCAGGTTTAACAGAGAACTGATATCAATTCGGGTTTGGGCCCAAAGTGCGGTCGCTCCCAGATTTAAATAGTTGAACAAGCCAATCAGATACTCATTAAGCGGGGAAGTTTGCTGGATGGTAATGGAACACATCCCGTTATTGGCCTTGATTTTATCAGTGGTTACTGAACCATCAGCCGCCCGGTTTTGTGCCGAGTTGGCATCCGCATAATTGATTTCAATCTTGCCGATACCCTGCCCGTTTACCGTATAAGCGGCATAACCCGGGGGCTTGATAACCATTTTTACATCGTTAAAAGAATAGGTTGTATTTGCCATGGCTCCCCCTTATCGGTTTACATTGATGGCGATTGTGACGGAATGGATGGCCCCAGCGCCTTTGACGCTCACATAAATGTTGGGCGCTTTCCGGGCATCTCGATCGGTTTGGGATTGCTGGTCAATGGAATCAAACTGGACCATGTACCCCTTGGGTAAAAAGTCACCGGTTTTCAATTCCAGTACCGGTTCCCCGTTCCATTGGCCGGGAGCCAGATAACCAATATTCACACCTTCCTCACAGGGCACAGAAACAACGGAGGCCAGCTGGGCCATGCCGTCATCAGTCTGAGGTAATTTGTCAACCTGGTACAACTGATCCGCAATGGCGTTTTGAATGTCAGTGGCCAGCTTGTCATAATAAAGGATTTCGTCAAAGTACGCCCCGGAACAGTTAGTGCCGTTCTCATACCAGGGGCGGCCCTTCATCCGCTCAACATAAACGTTTCCGTTGTTGTTCTGAATGGAGGTAACGTTGGCAGAGGTCAAGGTTTCAGCAGTCGCACCGGGCAAGCGCTTAAACTTCAGAGTAAAAGCGGAATTTGCCAAACCAGAAACTTGACCGCAAGCATACCCAAGCACAGCAGCCCCAAGGTAAGCATCTGTGGAGAAAATCGCCTGTGTGCGGTCATAGCCTGAGGCTTTCAAAGTCTCAAACAGGTTCCCGGCGGTTCCTGCCTTAATGGCAGCGGTGGAACTCTGGAAGATGTACTGAGTCAATGGACTGGCCGACTCCACATAAGCGGCCACAGCGGAGGATTCGCTATCATTCGCACCTGGGATAAATGCGGCGTACCATTCAGAGTTGGCCAAACGGCAAGCGGTCAAAGCAGCTACCGGGGTCTCCCCGGATCCTTGACGGCCCACCAATAACCGGGTGGGTTTGGAGGTCGCTGCAAAATAACGGCTTGCGGCCAAATATTCAGGAGAACTCAAAGAGAAGCCAGCGGCAGCCATTTCCGCCAGGCTGGCATATTCAGCAACCCGGGTTGTGGTACTGATAACTGAGCTAGTTCCAATAATCAGCCCAAGGTTAAAGCCCGCGCGGGGAGTGCCAATTCCAGGTAGATTGTAATAGGCGTTTACAGCCGGGGTCAAAGGTAAAGTCATGGGTTGGGATCCTCAATTGGTATAACGATAAGTCTGGATTCACCGCCGGATTCCTTGACCGTGGCAGTTGCACTGGCAAAGGTCGGTTTATCGGCAATTTCGGTAATGTGAACATTAAACAACACTCTCAGGTCGGTTCGGTTCCACCAGCGTTGGTTAAAGCTGTATGGCGCTCTCACCGGTGCCTGTATTTCCGGTATTGGGAACACTTTGAACGGCTTTAACAGGGAGCGTATGGGTTGCTTCAGGATGCCGCTTTTTACCCCCAGTGCAAGCCCAAGGCTTTTTGGCCCGAAAATAGACCAATCCACCATTATTACCGTCGTGTATGAAACGGTTTCCTCTACAAGCGCCGGGCTTGGAGTGGATTTATCCCGATAAACAATGTCCCGCTGTTTGTCGTATGGGTTGTCGATGATACTGACATTGACAAAGGCCACGTCCTGTTCCGGTTCAAAACCCGGCTGTCCATCAATAGGGAAAGCGATTCTGACAAACTTGGGGTTAAGGCCGGTAATGCCAACGGTCACAGAGGCAAACAAATCTTCCAGTTTTTTCTGGAAATCAATCAAATCCGGCTGGGTTAATGCAGACACAAAAAGCCTCTTTCATTCGCTGGTGATGGTTTATGCCCCGGCTTTCCGAACGCCTACAGCGTAAAAATAGCCGTAGTTGGTGAAATCATCGGCCTTGTGAATTTTGTAGACTTCCCCGTTCCAGGTGACTTCATCCGCAATAACCCCATCCTCACCGGAGGAGCCTAAGCGGGTCGTTTGCAAGGGACAATGAGTGAATATCTCAATGGCTCCGGTGATGGTGTCACCCTGGGGCAGCTGGACGATATCCTTGGTTTTCATCGGGACGATAATTCCCGACACAGGGATCAAGGTTTCAGTGGTCACAAACCGATTATTAATCCACTGGCCCGATTGTCTCCTGACCTGGAAAGGTTCCGGCTGGCAAAAGTCCGGGTCATCAATAAGCTCAGAAACATTGATCATTTGGCTCTTACCACGTAAGTTATAGATTTTCTCAAGGCCCCGGTATCAATCATGGGCCGGTCGCTTTTCTTTCGAGCAATGGTTGAGGGCGCATTGGGGGCCCAGTTGTTCCGAGAGTCGGTAAACCATGCTTTGATGATGTTTTGGCCCAACATGCCCAGTTTTACGATCTCAATCCTGGCTTTTTCATTTTCCCCAGCCAGCGCGGCCCGAATGACCTTGGTTTGTTGAGCGGCAATCCTGTCCAGATTGGCTTTAATAGCCGGTTCCAGAAATGGCCTTGGAGGAATCTGCCATAGCGGATCGCCCCGCTCCATCAGGTAGCCGTCCAGGGCGGTTGCCGTTTTATCCTCTGGCTGTACCCCGTGGGCTAGGACGTACCCCAGTTCGGCATTATTGGGGGCCTCATCAGTCCTGGAATTTTTTTCCTGTGGAATGCCCACCAGGATGTCGTCCCGCTCTAAGCCTTGCAAGGCCTGGAAGATTTTGCCGAGATTGTCAATTTTTTTAGTGATTTTGCAGACTGGCTTGATGAAACTGTTGAACATTTTCCATCGGCCCCCTGGCTTGGGTTAGCGAACGTACATGCCCGCTTTGGCTAGAAACTTGGCGAACTGGACGAACTGACGCCCAAATTTGGTTGTTTGCCAGTCCTGCCAACCGTTGGTGTTCAGCCCCTCAAAACTATAAGAAACGGACAGACTTCCAACGCTTTTGGAGGTTTGTAGCCCTTTGGCCTTGGCGGCGTTTATGACCTGACTGGCGCTAGGGTTTGGGTTTGGTGTCATGGTTTCCAGATAGAGGGTCGCCATATGCGCCACGTACAGAGCCATGCCGAACTTCCATTGTTCATGCCAGCGGGCCTCCTGGACAACAGCATTCGCCATCAGGATAAACTGATCCAGCATGTAATCCTCGATCAGCCCCTTGAAATGCGGGAAAAAAGCCTGATCCCCGTAGCAGAAATCATCCCTGGTGAAAGGGGGATTTTCGCCCCCTCTCACGTTGGATGCCTCAGCCTCAAGAGCGGCCACGTTTATTCTTCCGGGATAAAAATAACTCATAGCACCCTATCCTCTGATAACTGATTCTAAAAGCCGGGGATGCCGGTATCGATTACCTGTTTTCCTTGCTCCGTCTGGGCTTCAGAATCCCCTTCTGAACCCGGATTATCCGATTCGGCTGGGTTAGGTTCGGTTGGTTGAGTCTCTGCGGAACTGGCTTCGGACTGCTTTTTGGTCCCACGCTTTGGCTTTGCGGGGGTAACAGCTTCGGTCAGGTTGGCCATGCCTTCTACAAGGCGCTTCTCGATCTCTTGCAACACGGCATTACGGACGTATTGATCGCCAATCAGGGTTACCCGGTTGGGATCAGAGAACTCTGTGAAATCAAGGCCACCTTCAGTAATGGTTTCCAGGATTTGGGCGTAAAGTTCTTCCGATACCGCTTCTACGTAATTCACGGCCGGAAACCGAAAATCGTAGATGCTCAGGCCATCAATAACCGTATCTTCCCCAAAAGGACTGTTCCCGGTCGCCGCTTGGGTGCCGTAAGCAGAAAGATTGGTTACGCGCCCGTCTGCCAGATTTGCTTTGAAATAGTCATCCTCAGCAATCCAGTCCGGGGCTTCCTGTTCAACATTCCCGCCAGTAGTCACAAAGGTTTCTTGCCCGTTTGAAAACTCAAGACGGTGGGTGCTTTTAATGTACAAGTCGAAACCCTCCCTAGTAGCCGTCAGCGTAACGGATGGCTTGCGGGTACAGGATTTGCAACTCGGAGAAGAACGCAAAGTAGTTGGTCAGGTAAGCTACGTCGGTAACGTTGGCGGAGGTCATACCCTTGGTCAGAGGAACCGTGATATCGAACGCAATCCGATCCTTGCGGTTGACATAGGCAACCATACGGTCGGTATTGCTTGCACCGGCTCCAACGCACTGGCGGCAAGGGACGATAGCCAAGTTTGCACCGCGCTTGGTGGCGATGTTGTTGTCCAGGATGTAGGTCAGCAAGGACACGTTACCGGCTTCGGACACCTTACGGCCTACCAAATAACCGTATTTATCAGGCGCCAAATTGATCTGGTTAGCAATGTCACCATCCGAGTATTCAACAGCTGCCCATTGAGCGCTCAGGAGGGTATTGATATCGGCCAGGATCTCATCAGCGGTTTTGTCTTTCCACAAACGGCTGGTAGCGCCTGCGTTCTGTGCTACGTTGGCGGCATTGACCAGCGGGCTGTTAACCAAGCCAGTGGTACCAAAAGCGCTAAATCCGGTATAGCAGCTTTTGTCCAGAGTCTTGTTCCAAGCCAGCTGCAAGCCGCTCTGTAACACGGGCTCAATGCTCTTACCAGCGGTTTGCATTTTGTAAGTGTCCAGGAAGGTGATCCGCAAGTTATTCATCCAGGGGAACACTTTCGCCAGATCCTTGGACAGGTTGGCTTGAATGATCGGGATGACATTGGTTGCGCTGTTTACGATCCCGTCCTCATTGGTGCCAGAGGTAGCGAATTCAGCGTACATATTGGACACGAATTCGACAGCCCCGCCGCCCATATCAAAAGGGATATCACGGGACCAGGTAAAGCTACTCAACGGCTCGTTAATGGCCTTTTTTTGCTTTTCGAGTTCCCCTACCAAAAACGCCTGCCCGGAAGCGATTGCGGCGTCATTCATCAGGAATGGAAGCATTTCGTTTGATTCTCCATCATTAAATAATTTGAAAAATTGGCATATAAAAAGCGCCCCTTCCGGTTAAGGAAAGAGCGCTTTTTATGGTTAAAACGAGTTCTAGTTGTTCGGGTATTTCAGCTTCAGCGTGGTGATACCGTTAGAATCCTTCTTGCCGGTATGCCAGGAAAGGCTAGGAATCACAACGTTCTTACCCGGATCTGAATCCCCTTCCAAATCACCAATCAGAGAAGAGGGATAAGCAGTAGACAAGGCAGTACGAACGTAAACCTTGCCACCAGCGGTCAAAGTCCCCCGACCGGCCTTGACGTTTACAATACCCTCTTTCACGAAGTCGCAAGGCTGGCCCGGCTGATAGGCTCCGTTGGTAGTGCCCGTGCTGTTGGGGTAGGTCGTCAATTGCTTGACTTCAGCAACCGCAATACCGCCAAAGTTATCAGCGGTCACAGTAGCATCGGCCAAACTTACCGTATTATCAGTGTTCAGGATGACCGGAGCGCCAAAGGGGATAGCGGCGGAATTCGATTTGACCACCCGGTTTTCGATTTTGGGAGAGGATTCGTGGGAAACATTTCCCGCAAAACCGTAAGGCAAAGAAAGCCCGATAGTAGAGCCTGGCATAGAGTTATCTCCTATTTCTAAATTTCAATTAAGCTTTTTTCAACTGGATGTTGTTTTTGGCCATAATTTCTTTGCTATATGCGCCCCAATCAATGGCCTCGGCATCGTTTACCTGGGCAGCTTTGGCGGCGCTACGGGCAATGGCCCCATACACAGTGGCAGCCTTACCGCCCCGCAATTGCTTACGCAAAGCATCTTTGGCCTGTTTCCGTTGAGCTTCGGGAAGGGTTGCCAAAAAGGGCTTCATACTGTCCATAACACCCTTTAAGATAGCGGCATCATTGGCTTTTTGCTCTTCCTCGGTAGCTTTGGACTCGTCCTCGTCCTCATCTTCCGCCTTGTTTTTTTTATCTTCATCATCGTCAGAATCTTCATCTGCGGTGATGTTCAAGGCTTTGGCGATAGAATCCATGGTTTTTTCCAGGCCGGAGATACGGGCTTCAATGGCAGCAGGCAATTTAGAGTCCTTGGTTTCCTTTGGTTTGTCGGAATCCTCGTCCTCATCTTCCGTTTCAGCTTTTTCTTTCGGCTTCTCGGAATCTTCATCTTTGGCAAAGGCAAGGCCCAACAGTGCTTTAAATAGACCTTTTTCAGCTTTGCCACTATCGGTTTTTACTTCTGGCTTTTCAGCGGGAGCGGAATCATTCATGATTTCCAGCATTTCCGCAATTTCGTCCGGCTCGGCATCCTTTACCCAGGAGGTAAACATTTTTTTCATGGCCTGTTCTTTGGTTTTCATTGGTTTTTTGGCTCCATTTTTACTTAAAACACTCTTTTTATCGTTGATTCTGACCTTTGGCCCCGCCCTGCCCTTGTCCACAACAGCCACATGATTGGCCGTAATGTTCACTTGCCTGTATCCATCTTGATATGGCTGGTAATTACAGCTATATCCGGCAGAGACTTCCCGCTTCCCTGACTCTATTTTTTTAATCAGGTCGGCATCTTTAATCATCAGGTCGGCAATGACATACTCACCCTTGGTTCGGATGTTCTGCAAATGTCCCTTGCTGACCCGCTGATGATTCTCGGGGGTAACGAAACCCTCTTGGGGGTGATCGTCCACCACCGGCTTACCCTCAAAGCTCCTCAAAGCCTGTTCGTCAAAAACGTCATCGGCTAACCGGTAGACTTTTGTTTTGAGGTTGACGCGGCTGGCAATGCCAATCTCTTGCCCGTAATACTCCTGTACGCCCAGCCGGGCAATGGGTACGTCATAGCAAATTAAAAAGCCTTCCGGGGTTTTAGCCATATTCTGAGAAATGGACGAACCAAGGAAGGCCATATCATTGTGATTTGGCATTTTTACCACTTTCACCTTTCCCGCTTACGGGGAGTCCTGTAATTTCAGGAAATCTTTCTTCCCGATGCTGACGATTTTATTTCCTTGTGCCAGCTTTTTAGGCCAGGTTTCAAAGTCCGGGTCAACTATCGGCTCGGCGTAACACCTGCAATTTGGGCATTCTCCCGGCCCATAATTGCCAAGCCCTGACTTAACGCCCAGGATGGCTTCCGGGTTGGGGGGATTACTGAAAGAGCAAATAACGCCTTCCATATGCTTATGAGAGGATCTGACCCGCTGATCCTGGGAGGTTTTCCAGACATAGAAATCAAGCCCAATCGCCTGACTCCTCATTGAGGTGATTGAGGCTTGGGCCTTACTGACCTCTGTTCTAGCGATACGGGTCGCTTGCCATTCGGCCAGTTGAGGGGCTTCCTGTTGTATTTGCTTTAAAAGCGCTTCAGGCCTGGCTCCTTCCATTGCCGACTTGGAAGCTTTTGAGGCAACGGAAACCGCAACTTTTGCCGGTAGAAGCCTGATGTAATTGGCGTTTTGTTCTACCAGGGCGTTAAACTTTGGGTTCCCGGCAAACTCTTTCTTGAGCATCCGGTATATTTCCCCGCCGTTTTGGCCCTTTCGTGCCGCTTCTCGCCAGCTGCCAGCGTTCTCCACCATAACCGACTTGACCATTTTTAACGCTTCCCGGTTGGCATACTCCACCCATTTGGGGTTTTCCGCATACCTGACCAGCGCCGAAATGATCTCGTTTACCGTTTTCAGCCGCTTGATGGAACGGGTAATCTCCAGGGCCGCTTGCCGCAAGCTGATTTCATAGCGCCGTTCAGTCGATGAAAGACGCCGGAAATTCTTCCGTTTCATATTACCTCCAGTGGGAAGCGGTTAAAATCAGTGGCTTAAAGGTCAGGGTCAAAGAAAGCGTCAATCAACACCCGGTGTTCCCGGATGGCCTGGCGCATTTCAAAGTCTGAGAATTCAATACCTTCGTACATTTCGCGTATGAATTGCTCATCCCGTTCCTTGTTAGGGTTCGGTTTCGGTGGGTTCCGTTTCAATTTCTTCTTCCATCGGTGGAATTGGCGTTGACGGCTTATCACTGGCGGCGTTGATATCGTCATCCGTGATATTGCTAAACAGCCCGGTATCATCGGACAGTTGGCGCAATTCCTTCAGTGCTACTCGGTCTGAAATAATAGCACGGTCATGGGCTCCGAAAATGGCTTCGGTTTTCCACTTGACTTGTTCCCCGAGTTCCTTGTCATTGGGCGTTCTGACCGGGTTGTACATATAGTCCAGGTCATCCGGGATATATCCCATTGTTGACTTGAACATAACCGGCAAGATTTTGTCCAGGATGGGGGTTAAGTGGGCGTGTTGCTCCTGATCGATTACATCATAGTAGTTTTGAAGGTCACTTTCCCCGGTAGCGTTCATGCCAGCGGGTGAGCGGCCAAACAACTTGGTCACAGGAATCTGAGCGGCCCCAGCAATGTCCATCATGAAGCATTCGTATATATCATCCAGGTCACTGAATGACGTGCGAATGCTCTGGAATTCGTCATCCTTGGACATGACGTACATTCCGAAGTTAGATTGTAGCCAGTTCTGGGACTGGATGGTGTTAAACAGGTTGGCTTGCACCTTGGCATTGGTGCCGGAGAGCATCTGCCCCAAATCCTCCATCTTGAGAATCCGAAGGTTGGCCAGAAATATCAGACCGGCAATGTTGGCGCTGGTGTTGTCCCGTTTTTTCAGTTCCTCCAGAACGGATTCCATTTTAGAGGCGCCCCAGTAGTTTTCCGCCAGGCGTTCCCACTCGGGAAGGTCATCCCCTTCAAATCGAACAATCCGGGTATGGTGTACCCGCTGCAAGTCCATCTGAGACTTATCGCCCAGCTGGTAATACTCAGGGGTGCCAAAGTCAGGGCTTGAAATATCCGTAACAAGGCCCATATCTGGGTAGACCCCAGACCAGCGATCCATAATCAACAGGCCCCGGAAGTCCCCCAGTTCAACGGCGTCCAGGTTTAACGGCTGGTCCAGTTCGTCCTCTTGCCCGTCAATCATCAACAGGCCAGCGGCACCGCCATATAACCGCCCCCAGTTCAGACCCTTCAATAGAGACTTATTAAGCCGAGTTAACCGCTGAGCCCTTTGTAACAGGTTGATTTCGTCTGGGTTGATATCGCAAAGGTACTTCCAGCCGTTTTTCAGCATATCCTTGGGGATAATGTCGATGATCCGGCGGGTGATCCAGCTTCCCCGGTATAACGAGTTCATCATGGCGTAATTCTGGGTGAACCGAGTCATCGGGTAGGACGTGCCTTCCATATGATTCGGTTGACCAAAGCCAGTACGGGCCATGGTGTTCATGAAGGCGTCAAAAGTAGCCATACCGTTAATGGCACTCATGAAAGCCTCACGGTTTGATGTTGGAGCGGCTACCGCTTGGGTGTTTGGAGCGCTATCCCGATGTTTTCTCTTCTTTGACATATAAATCGCTCACATCCTTAAACGGTAATTTCCAGGAATCCCGGACAGCGGGGTTACACTGGTATATCTCGCAACGTTCAGCCGCCCGATAAATGAACTCTTTAAGTCCTCGGTGGGCGTCCTGGGTCAACTCGGCGGGATGAAAAGCCCCGTCAAAATCCGTGAAGCTGGTATCGGTCTCCACGTGATCAACCCCAATCAGGTATATGCGCTTGTACCCTTTGAGCAATGCCCAGTTAACGGCCAGGGACACAGTGAAATACTTAAAGCCAAGGCATATAACCCCATTTTCTGTTTGCCAATCCAGTAGCGGGACGTCCATCGACTTTCCGACATAGGGAATATCTCCGTCCTTGGCTAGGTAATTGGGGACAAAGGCATGCCGCGCCTTGTGGCCTGGAATGCGGTCGTCAAAGGAAAAAACAACATCAACCGGATAGTAGCGGGCAAAGTTGTTAATTCCGATGGTGTAATACCGTTCCAGTAGCGGCTGGATATCTAGCTGGTTAATGAACGGAGAGCATCCGAAAATGATTACTTCCGGGTACATCAGGAAAAATCTCCATTTAGCCAGCGGATAAGACGGCCTATAACGTCAGTCAGTATTGCGTTCATTTCAACACCACTCAACCATTCCATTGCGAATGAAATAATGGCATCCATTAGGTGGTCTGCGGAACACTGAGGGGGTTATTGTTGGCACTCCGGACTCATCCCTGAAGCCCCATCCCCTACTACCATCTATCGGGATAGTCTGAACGAATTGTTTACAATCACCATCTGGATGCGTTCCATTGCATGGACATATGTAACTAATGCTTTTCTGATCAGGCTCCACGTATATGATGCCAAGCTCGGGAAGCACAATGCCGGGCCAGGTGTCATCATCCGATAGGAAACGCTTCAAGCACTCGTCCTGTTTTAGATATTGAACCCTACAAGGCCCATTAAATCGTTCGGTCATGCCGCCAGTCTCCATTCTTTAAAAATGGTCTTAACCCCATAGCGCAAAGCATCAGGCCCGTGGTCATCCCGCTTTAACGGCTGTTCCTTGCCCCGTTCAGTGGGCTTTGGATCCCAAACGTAACTTTGAATCTCCCGGATGGTGTTCTTGCATCGGCGGTTGATTCGTAGAATGTTCAGGCTCAACAGGGTGGAGGTTAAGCGGATACCATCAAGCACATCGTTATCAGCATCCTTGGTTATGATGCCCCGGTTCCGCAACTCGGCTTTGAAGCTGGCCGCTGAGGGGTCAACAATTACAAACGATACCGGCTTTTGACCAATGAAAGCCTCAAGGTCATCAGCATACTGGGAATCGGTCTTTTGTGCGCCTGCATCCCGCCCGCTGTAGTAGTATTCCTCTTCAATCCACAGGTTTTCGCCGTCATCAATCATGTGCTGGAACACACAGGCGTTCTGGGTGCCGTAGTCCACGTTGATATAGTGCATGGCGTTTAACCATGTATGCTCATCCAGAGGGATCGCATCGTACTGGTTAGCATCGCAGAACATGTCATAGATAGCACCCTCAGCCATGACCCACAGGCCCAGGATGAAGCGCTTAAAAAACACCCCGGAGTACATTGACTGATACCGCTTGCGTGTCCTATCGGTCAAGCTGGGGTTATCTGTCATTACAAAATGGAGGTGTAAAAGGTTTTTTTCCCGGTGAATGTCCAGCCATTTGGTCTTGAACCAGTGGGACGGGGAGCCGGGGTTACAGTTAAACCAGAACTTTGCCCCTTCCACCGAACAACGGCCAGTGGCTTGGTTAACAAACGATTCCGGCATCAGTGCCACTTCGTCCAGGAGGACACCGGCAAGGGTCAAACCCTGGATTAAGTCCTGGGAAGATTCATCCCGTCCGCCAAAGATGTAGAACCGGTTGGTCTTGCCGTTCTTCGTAGCGTCAAAGTAATTCTCGCTCCCGCTTCGCTTCTCGACCACGGCATAACCGCGCTTTTTGAGGAGCGGCAATAGCCAAAATAGAATATTCCGGCGTACAGAACCAACCGTTTTACCGCATATCGCAAAGGCTTCATCCTCAAAGTAAAAGAACGCCCATTCAATGAAGCTGATGGACATTGGGAAGGTTTTACCCGCCCGAATAGACCCGTCAGCAATAATCCCGTCCGATTCACAAACCGGGCTGTTGGGATGCCACCAGTTCATCAACTGGCGCTGTTTTTTAGAAAAGGGGACTACCTTCGGTTTTTTCCGTGCTGGTTTCTGTCCCGGTTGGGTTGGGTTGGGAACTGTTCTCATCGGCTGGTAAGTCGGATTCGGTAAGCTCATCGTCTGGCTCATCCTCTGGTTCTGACCAATCAGCCGATGCTGAATCTCCAATAGCATCCAGTAACGGATCCGGCCCAGCCTCGGGCGCTTCCGGCTTCTTGTCGTTAAATAAACCGAAATGCTTGCCCAGTAGCTCAAGGGCCTTCATCTTGTCGTGAAGCTCAAGCTGTGGTTTGGTCTGGATAACAGTACAATCATCACCCTTTGAAAGCGTCGTTATCGACTCTTTAATTTTTTTGATGATGCGGGTTCCACGGGCGGGAAGCTGGTCAAAGCGCTTGAATTGAATAGCGCCGTCATCGTTTACGCTTGCAAAATCACCCATATCGGCAAAAGCAATCAAAGCCAATTCTTCGATGATTCTATCGGCTGTTACTTTGTTCTCTTCCGCTTTTATGGCTTTCAGTCGTTTTACTTCAGTTTGTATACTGACTTTCGCTAACAGCCGAGCCGCTTGCTCATTGGCTGTTCGGGGACTGTACCCGGCTCTAATGGCTGCCTGTGTGCCGTTTAAGTCAATTAGATACTCATCTACAAAGCGGCGCTGTTTTTCGGATAAAGACACGCAAAATCTAGGCCTCCAGGCAATGGGTAAAAAATTTCAGCCCGTATCACCACGCACGGAAGCAGGCGGCAATACTGGGCTGAAAGCGTAGAAATGAGGTATGCCCGGTCTCTCCCAGGCAGTCACACCGCTAGCAAGCGCCCTTTATGAGGGATTTCTCTTCCGCTTACACAATAAGTTGCCGATGTTAGCATGCAATCCATATCTGATTAATGAGCGGGAATTAACGAACGGGAATGTTATCCCGATAAGCGTATTTGCCCGATTGAGCGTTATAAACGGAGCCGGTCACGTTATCGCACCGGTAGGGTGAATGCTTCTTGCGGTCAATCTTGAACTCGGCGCGATGCTTTTTGAGGTCAGCATCCAACCGGTCATACCATTTTTTGGAGTGCTTCCGGGAAATAGGGAAATAGTTCTTACCGTTTCCTTTGGCGTCAACTCCTACCCAGGCCAAAACGTCCTCCTGACACTGGGGGCAAATGCCGTCCATGAATATCTGGTAACGGTAGCGCTCATCGTTTGAGGAAAGCCGGTAAATGTTATGTGGCGGGAATGAATGCTTGCACGAGGCGCATTCTAGCAGTCTTTCAATAAGCATAGTTAGGCTGAACCTCTTTTCCCAGGTTTGCGTTACCGCACGGAATCCCCGCTGGATTTCCTCGTTCTTCCCAAGCGGGAATACTAGCACCTGTCCGGCGGATGTTTGCCAGTCGTCCTGGCTCAGTTGTGAGTTCAGGTTATCAATTTTTACCGGGCTAAAATACAGTATTTTGATGGAATCGTTAACTGACGTTATGGTGTTATGACGGTTTAACCGTTTGAGTTTTTGGCTTTTGCACGTTTGAGTGTTTGGACAACCTGACTTTTTAAAGGTGGAGGTTTTGGGTAAAAAAGGGCAAAAAAAACCGGCTCGCTGGCCGGTGTCTCTCGCACTTTGTCGATTTACGCAATAAGAGTCAGTTTTACTTGGTTTGCCTGTGGGTTAAGGCGAAAAATCAATTCGCGGATTACTTCCCGTGGTACGTTCAGGTTTTTACTTTTTTGATGGATGTATTCCGGGATACCATCTGGGTCAACGTACCACCATCCCCGGTTACTGAACCTCGGGAAGGTTTTTAATAAGCCTTCTTCCGCGTCCTTCCGAACCATATCATCGGTCAGTTGGGGAAATATTTGCATCAGCTCACGGGCAAGTGAACCGGTTGTAATTCTTGGCCTCATTTCCTATACCTCGTATTTCCGCGCCTTTTTATTTTACCGACAAAAATTTACATAAAGAAAAGGGCTGAGTTTATGAAAACTCGCCCATATTAAGGTTTTTACCGCTCAAAAAGTGTTTTTATGTCAACCTGTAAAACTTTCGCTACTTGGTAAAGCTGGGACAAGGGGGTGTCTTTTTGCCCGGATTCCATCAAGGTGATTGATGTTCTGGCGATCCCGACAGCCTTGGCCAGTTGCTCCTGGGTCATTCGTTTTTTCATTCGTGCCCGGTTTACCTGGTAGCCCACTTCAAAAAGGAAATCAACCACCTCATCGGAATGGCGCTTTGAATTCATGTTTCGCATAGTCCCGCCTTTCTCTTGAATGCTTCTACCAGGGCTTTTCCCTTTTCCGCTTTTGCCTTGTGTTCTGCTTCCAGGATGTAATTCTGACCCATGTGACCATACATCAACTGGACGGTGCCGATAGCCGTTCCGCCTTTGTAAGGGCCAAGCCGCCATTTTTCAAAGTCGGGGCTCAGCGGGTCAGTGCAGAATGATAACTTTGCCGTTTTGATTAACTCTTGTACAACACGGTAAGGGCGGGTGTTCTTTCGGGTACAATAGAACGGGTCTGAGTATTTACGAGCCACGGGCAACTTCCTCCAGCATCTTGAGCGTTTCAGGCGGTAGGGCTTTTAAAAGTCGGTGAATTTCATATGTTTCATCGCATACCGCAGGCGTTAGATCGTTGTTTAGATAGTATTCGTGCAGACGATACGCCGCCCGAACCACGTCGAGAAGTCCGCTTGTGGGAGATGGATGGGAGAGGGCGTCAAGTAGGCTGTTGAGCATATCAAAAGTCAGATCAACGCCGTTAAAGCCATATAATGCCTTGCCTTTATATTTCCGATTAAACTCATGATTCTGAATTTCAATCAGAAAAGGCTTTAAATCTTCCAACGCCTTCCTCAGCCTTTGGTTATCGGCTTCGATCTGGATGATTTGGTCTGGGGTCATTGGTTGGGTTCCTTTCTAGCTGTTCACAATAACAGGGCATTTGCAATTATCGACTGCCCAATTGACCCAGTAGGCTAACCACTCAAGTCTACAAAGCTGCCAATCATGCTTAGGACATGGATCAGGGCATGTTATTTCCCATTTTCTTTCAGGGTTTTCGTCACAGTAAGACGTCACCTTTCCAGCTTTTTCAGCTTCCTGTCTACGCTTCTCAAGTGCGGTATTGATTTGCTGCCTAACTTCTTCAGTTAGTAGCGCCGCTCCTGGGTGATTCTGTATCAGTGCTATTCCAGACTCTCTATCCAGGAATAGTTCATACAGCCCCACTTCTCTGCAAAAATCTGCCCAACTACTGTAAGACGGCCAGCGCTGGCTTTCGTGATCTGTTGGCTCTCCATACGCAGGCGCTTCCGGGTGTCGTTCAATATTTGTGTCGATTTCAACGGTTCTATATTCCACATCCGTATTAATTATGGCCTCGCCAATTTTCAGCGTATATCCCATCACGCCCCGCCTTTCTCGCCGCTTGGCGTTTCGCTGATGAGGGCTTGTAGCTTCGCCTTTGCAGTACTCAGTAAAACAACCATAGGGCCATGTCCATTGGGAGAGTTATACTCGCAAGCTGAATCCTCTATGGCTACAATTGCCTTTTCAATCGCCTCCTCCCTGACCTTGGCAGTGTAAGCGTCTGCCGTGGCTTGGGTGTTGTTGAGAGCAGTGGTAAGCACAGAATATGGCAAATTGCGGGTGCCTTGAGCAGACCAATATGTTTCAGAATGATCATCTATGGATGATTGACGCTGCCAGAAAGTATTTAATGATTTGTTAGCGGCCTCCACCAACCCCGCCACTTGCGCTTTCAGCCGCTCGTTTTCTTTCCGCAGCTCGGCGGTGGCTTTGTCGTACGCCAGCTTATCGGCTTGATTTTCAGTCATTTTGTCCTGCTTTCTTTATCTTGCCGGTACCTTTACAGTAAACGCATATATTTGCGGCGCATAAGAACTCATAACTAGAACCGTCCAATGCGTCTGCTAATTTTAAGACCGTTTCAGCCGATGGTGGTGGCATTTTCCCGGATTCAATTTTTGACAAGTATGTATGATTGACACCTATGGCCCTTGCTAGCCCTAACTGCGATATTTCGGCCTCAGTTCTTTTTTCTCGGATAAATTTACCAAAATCAACCATCTACCCGCCCTCCTTCGGTGGTTGGGGGAGGTACTTTTCAGCCGTGGCTATGGCGTGTTTAACTCGCTCGCTATGACTCCAACTGTGGTATTGAGTGCATACCGTGTGAATAGTCCCCAACGCCTGCCGGGCCTCGGCGAGGGCTTTTACCACTAAAAATGCAGGGATATTTTTGCCGCCAGACCATTCGTCAATTAATAGGCAAAACTCGGGGCATAGGCGCTTTATCTCTTCGGGGGTCATGGTCTAAACTCCTTCTTTTCGCTCTATCACTACATCAATCTTAGGCCTGATAATCACGCCTTCTTTCGGTTCAAAATCCACAACAAAACCTTGCTCTCGCTCGCTCCAGTTGACAGATGACACCTTGTTACTAACCGAATGTTTCAAACTCAGGTAGCACTCAACCATTTCGCACATTTGGCGCTCGCTAAAAATCATTATGTTTTCACCTCGTAAATAAGGCATATTAACCTTTCTTTTTGGTCTCATTATTGAAATTGGTAACGTTTGTAAAATCGGTAAAAAACGAATATCCCAGTACGGAAAACTCCTCAATGAACCGTTCCGGCCTTTCGCCCACATAAATTACCGACTGGCTTTTGCCATAAGAGGAGTTCTTGCAGGGCTCTCCGGTTCTCGGGTCAATAAAAATTACCCGCTTGAACAGGAGGCATATTCCCGATGCTTCAGCCATCAATTGCTTGAACCATCCCGATGAATTATTGGTATGGCATATCCAAATCTGCTCACCCGGTTGGTATAACCAGTGGTCCACCCATGCCTGGTACTGGGAAAACGGTGGGTTGATGAAGCGGTTTTGGAAACTGTACATTCCCAAGCCATCCATACCGGGTAAAGGGTTTTCCGGGCAAGGGTCAAGCCAGCCGTCAGGGAATACCGCATTTACCCGATCGATAATGTAAGCAGGGGTTCTGTAGTTATCGCGCCAGGCTTCACCGGTTGCCTTTGCGCCTTCTTTTAACGAGCCCATTTATACCGTTCCTTCTTGCTTGCTGGAAACGGCACATTCCCCAGCAATTGCGGCATATGCGGCCCGATCTTCATAGTTATCCCGATGGCTCTTACTCCCCGGAATCCGGCTGTCTTTGAGAAACCCTGCAAACATGGATCCGTCTACCTCATCCAACGGTGGGCCGCTCCAGCCCAAGCCCTCAAGGTAAGCCTGGCAAAGTTTTGCGAAGGTCCGCATTCCCTTTACTGGGCAGCCGTATGTCTTATTCCGGTCGCCCTCGGTGTGTTTTTTGGCATTGTCCAGAATCAACCCTCTAATGGTGATGTTGGTGGGGTCTGGGTGTTGAATTACGTTTTCCTGATTCACGGTAAATTCCTTTCTTTCGCTATCTGGTTATTTCGTTCAATTTGTAAAGGTTAAGCTTCCCAAGGGTTCCCCTTACCCATTCCTGGGCGGTTTCCCGGTTATCCAAAAACATGACGTGTACACCGAACCGGAGCGGAATCGATTGCAAAAAGCCAATTACCGATTTGGGGTTTCCTTTGTAAAACCGATCCCGTTCCAGCTTGTAGATGGTTGATTCCAGTACCAGATAGGCCAGTTTGAACTTGGAAAGACGTTCCAGTTCCCGTTTGAATCGGTCGGTATGCCAGCAGCCCAGGAGGTCAGTTTGGGATTTCCGTTCAATGGCAAATTCCGATTCGTAACCGATTAAGGAATAGTCACCAGAGGGAAGGGCTTTGCGAATTACCGGCCATTCCAGCGGGAACTCATAGGGGAGTTGTTCCCGGGTGTCCACGGCTATCAATGGCGGGGGAGGAGTCACCTTGGATTTCATGGTTTAGCCCTCTTCTTCCCGCGTTTTGCTGAAGGATTTTTCGGAATAAGCTTTTGATAGCACTTGAGACAAACCATTTCCTGGGGGGGGGGTGACCACAATGCTTAACTGAACGGCTTTTAACCGTTTCTTGCGGCACATAATGCCGCCTTCCATGTCCGGGTTGGCGATATGGTATTTACGGCCTCCAACTTCACGAATGTAATTCATGGCTTAACCCCGCTTTCCGGCTTGGCTCAGACGTGAATCCAGACGCAAATCCACAAGGAAAATGCGATTCACCAAAAACATGAGTATGCAGTAGGAGGCCTCTTGTGTTTGGTTTCGGCAAAAGAACCAACCTTCTAACTTTAGCCAGCAAGCCATAGCCAGCCAGGCCCAGGAACAAAATGACATTAACTTCATCGTTTAAAACTCCTTCTCTCTCTTGTGAAACGGTTACTGGTTAAGCCCCTCGGCACAGTCACAGGTAATGGTTTTCCCGGAAAGCCGGGAGGTGTGGTTCTGGAAGTGGGGTCTTAACTTCGCCAGAAACGAATCCCGATCCTCTACCCGGTGCCCGCCGATGGTTTGTATACAAATCGAAACATTTTCAAGATGCAGAGGGCAGCAAGAACACTCCATCATCTCGATCCAGTGGTCAAACTCCCGGACTTTTTCCACTTGGAGGCCCAAAACGGAATACCAAAGCCACCAATACAAGGCATTGATTCGCTTTGAGAAGCAATATTCCGTAAACTCCACTTTTACCGGCTGTTCCATTTTTTGGACTACCACCAGATCAGCGTTTTCAGAGTTTTTTGACAAATCCGGGACTAACGCCACTACGTCTATCATTAAGCCCTTTTTGCCCAGCTCTAACGCATGCGCCGCATAGCGTTTGTACAGATCGGCCAGTTTAAAGATGAGGTTTTTTTGTAAGTCTTTAACTCCAAACAGTTCCGCTCTTTCAAATCCCGCTGTATGCTTGCGATTCACTTCCAGCCAGTAGTCAAAATCGAACAGCCTAGCGGCTTTGGCGTGTTGGTAATTTTCAGCATGATCCGGGTCGCTTAAAAGCCTGAAAACCGGCCCCTGGAAACGCTCGAACTCCACAACGGGGTTCCAGGTCTTAAAACTTCCCTCGGACTCTACATCGTTGTAGTAGGGCGAAATCGGGTAAGTGTTTTTGCCGTTTGATATATCCTGTGAATACTCCTGTTCGTTGGTAGTATCCCCCCGGACAGCCGCGCCGTTATTGGTTGCCAGCGCTAACTGGGTGCGGGTTTGAACCTCTTCCAGGAAGTTGAAGTTGAGTTTTTTTGACATGACCTTTTTCCTTTGTTTGGTGTGGGATTTTTGATTTTCTAAAGTTTTTGGTTTGTTTCGGTTACCTTTGGCCCGAAACCCTGTCATAGATGGGTAACTGAAAACGCCCTTTTTCTGATTTTGTTTTTTCGTTTCGGTTACCTTTTTATTTTTTGCTAATTTCGGTTACTACTACGTTTAAAATCCTTGTTATTACCGGGTAACCGAAACGCCCTATCTGGTAACCGAAAATTTAAACGGATTCTTCTCTTTCCCTGAGTTCTATCTGGTATTTAACTCGACCGCGTGGGATATAGATGGCCTTAATCACGTTCCCGCGTTCTTTTATTGGCTTCACATTGCCTTCCCGCTGCGGCACAAGGCCGATTTTTATCATGCTTTTCACCAATCGCCGGGGTACAAACCGATACTCCCAATCAGTCCCTTGAAATTCTTTCTGAAGCCATTCAGACAATGCGCTGATGGACAACCATCCCTCATGGAATATGTTGGCCACGACTTCCCGGCTATCAATGGCTGAAAGAATGGATTTAAACAGCCGTAATTCACGAGATTCTTTTTTGGGTTTTGGAGGGGCTTGCAGCATGGCGTAGTTAATTTGCTTCATGGAAATTTCCTTCTACAGCGTTTCTAGTGCGGTTTTAACGGTTTCTTTTGTCATCAAAATACACTTTTTCTTTTTGTTACCCTCATCAATGAGTGAAACTTGCTCATCCCGGTTTGTAATAACCTGCGCCTGGTCTAAAATCTGCATTAACCAGCGTGGTGTAAGCTCTTTCGTTTCCTTGAAATAGCCATCCTCTACTAGGCGCTCACTGATTTTTTTGGCGGTGCTATTGAGTGGATACCAGTTTGGATGCCCGTAAAGTGGATTGATCTCGAATTCGTCCATCAACAGTAGGATTGTATCCAGCACTTTTAACTGAAGATGGTTTTCTTTGGCTTGTTCCCGCTTTTCTTTGACCTTCTTCTCTGCAAACTTCAGTGTTCTTAATGAGAATGATTCCAATTGCTCCTGGGTGTTTTCGTTATCGGCCAGGATGGCAATGGCCAGCAGGGGGGCCCACACTTCCCAGTCCCGGTTGGTGATTTTCTCTTGCGCCGGGAATTCCTGATACGCCTGAGACACCAGATGAAACTTGGTCAACGCCCACCGGTAAAGGCGATCCCGCAAGGCCCCGGCTTGACCCTTCCATTGCTCGGGGAACCGGGCCATACTGACCAGTTTTTTGACCTCAGCGCCGGGTGCTTTGTGCATGGTGATCAGAATTGACCGGGTATTCAGGGTATCGTTCAGCATGTTGATACCTGCGAAAATTTTGGGGGAATAGACGTTGAAATACTGGATGTCCATTTCCCCGTTCTTGCCTTTTTCCACCCGGGAAACCATCCCCCCGGCTTTGTAGCCAGAGTTTAAAACCAACAGCTCATCCTGATTTTCCGGGGTCTTTTTGTTGAACTGTTCGGCCTCATCCCGGATGTACGTGGAAAAGCATTTTTCAATCATTCGGAACATGGCCGGTAATGAAACGTTTGCGGCCATAATGGCGTTGAAGCATAGCTGTTCCAGTAGTTCCAGGGTGTTGGTTTTTCCGCTTCCCGCCAGACCGTTTAAGGACAGATAGGGGAAAGCCTGAAACAGTCGGGCCACGTAAGTCCCCATGGTATAAAGCGCCAGTATTTCATGGGTGACCGGATCCCGGTGCCAGATATACCGGGAAAAATAAGCGGTTAAGTCTTTCAGCAATTCAGCGGTATTTTCCCCTTCCCGGCCCTGTCTGAATGCGGCAATACCTTCTGGGCTCCACCGGCCACTGACCACATAGGGCAATGGAATACTGGACGGGTTGAACCGTTCCGGTTGTTCCGACAAATAGACCGTTTGCGCCTGATAGGTGCCTGTTTCAGGATCAACGGTCGATTGAATGGCCACCGGCTCATAGGTGGATTGTGTTTTACCGTCCACATTCCGATGAACATCGGCAAACAGGCAAACATGGCCGGTCAGTTTTTCAAGGTCATAGCCATTATTTGCGGGAACCGGCCCGGCGCCCTTACGGAAGGAATCCCCTTCAATGGTGCTTAACTGGGTAGGGTTTTCGGCCAACCGCTGGGCAGCCCATTCTTTGTATGAGCGCCGCAAAAGGGAGATTGAACACCCTTTCAGCTGAAGTTTTATTTTCTGGTAGTACCCTTCCCGGGTGATTTCAGGTAGATTCTGGAGGAATGGCCATACCAGTATCAGATCCTCAGAGCTTTTCAACTTGGAAATCTTGTACTCAATCAGCCCCTTGGCCGATTCCATCAAAACGTCAAACTTGGTGGAAAAATCCTTTTGATTGGCCACGTACCATTCGTTAAAGTCCTTTGATTGACCGGTCAGGGTGACAAACTGAATATTCACGTTGGGATTGTGCTTCAGGATTTCAGTCGCCCATTTGTCCGTGGCCTTTTGTCCGGCGGTATCGGCGTCCCCACAGATATAGATGTTTTTGGCGTGTTTCAGCTTCTCCGGGCGGGTCATCCCACCGGTTCCAATAACCCCAACGGCTGGCAAACCAACCTGAACACCGGTTAGGGTGTCTGGGTGCCCTTCAAACAACCATACATTTTCACCAATGGCATCTTCGTTATAAAAATGCTCTGTGGGTAGGTTCCCCAGGTGCAGGTATTTGGGTTTAGCTTCAGTCAGCGAACGGCCTGACATATTAAGGACACGCCCCCGGACAATCAAGGGAAACATGATTCGATCGCGGAAAAAATCACGGTGGGTATCCGCCTGGACAACGCCCGGCATCATGAGCCCAGCCTTAACAAAATCGTCCACGGTAATGCCCAGGGGCTCCAGATTGGCCCGTTTGACAGAGCGCACCAGATTGCCATCCGAAAGCCCGATCTTTAAATCCTGGATGGTTTTCAGAGTGAATCCCCGGTTTTGCAGCCAGGCCAACCCACCCACTGAATCCATCAATGTGCTTTGATAATACTCGGCGGCATAGGCCAACGCCTTATAGATTCGCTGGGTTTGTTCCCACTCGGCTTGGGCCTCATCCGATTTCTTTCCCAGCTTGACCCCGGCCATTTCCGCCAACTGGGTCAGTGCCTCTGGAAAAGTCATGCGGTCACGTTTCATCAGTAGGGAGAAAATATCCCCGCCCTCATCACAAACTTTGCAGTGCCAAAACCCGGCTTCGTGATCCACGTCACAAGAAGGGTGCTTGTCCACATGGCCCGGTAGCGGGCATTTTATTTTGTTTTTACTGGTGTTCAGCAAGCTGCCGATGGTTATCAGCCGCTTAACCGCCTCAACTTCGTGGTTCACTTCAAACTCTCTTTTCCTGATTTGCCGCTCTTACCGGTTTTTACCGATGCACTCTCTACAAAACTGCTTCGCTGTTCCTTTACCGCATTGGCCACATAACGGGAGAAAATTCCAACAGGCGGTGCAACAATACTTCCAGCCATCTATGGCCATGTACGTTCCCGGTTTGCCCATGTCCTGTCCGCAAATGTGGCATGACGGTTTTTCAGCCTTTCGAGAGTAAGTTTTCAGGCTCATCTTCCAAGTCCAAAATCGGAGCGGCTACGCATTTTTCAATCAGTGCGGATTCAATGCCTCTCTGGTACATCAGCCATTGGCAGGCGCCCTGAAAGGTTTTAAATTGCATCTCTTTATCAGTGCCATCGTTAAAGCTGGCTTCTACAGTAAACATGGGGTATTACCTCAAAATCTCTACTAAACGCTGATCGTGAATAAGGCTTGTACGATAGGCCTTTGGGAAGCTGTTCAGGAACGTCCCCTTGTATCGTGCCGTGGTCAGTCGGGGATCCAGAATGGCTACAGCCCCGGTATCGCTTTTGGTTCTAATGAGCCGCCCGAAACCTTGCAAAAGCCGGATAACAGCGGGGTAAATTCCCAAGTCCATGAATGCCCGGTTGGCCAAGGCGGGTGTGGTCCGGTAGCGGTTTTCCCGCGCCTGGTGAATCGGTTCCCGGTTATTGGGAAATGGAATCTTGTCGATGATGACCAGCTTGAGATCATCGCCCTCGATGGAAATGCCTTCCCAGAAACTGGAGGTCCCAACCAGAATGGAATTTTCTGTGTTTTTGAACCACTCAATCAGCTTGCTATTTGGCATTTCCGGGGATTGGGCCTTCACCGGAAAAGTGCATTCCCGGGCCAGAAATCCCGATATTTCCTTTAGCGCCTGGTTGGATGTGGTGAGAATCAGGGCTCGGCCTCGGGATAAATTCACCAGCTGCAAAATCTGGTCTTGCATCCATATTTGATACTCCACGCCTTTAGGGGTACCTTTCTGTTCAGCCACAGCTGGGGGCGGGGTGGGGATGTACAACACGCAATTTTGGGAATAGCTGAACGGGCTGGGACAATCAAATTCACCAGCCAGCACCATGCCCACCCGTGTTCGGAACTGGTCAAACATGGCCACGGGCTGAACCCCGGCATTACTGGCCGTCAATTGTGGTTTCTTTCCTTTGATTCCCAAGGTGGCGGAAAGACAAATAACCGAAATTTCAGGGTTGGAAAACAGAGCGTTGTACAAGTTTCCAGCCACGATGTACGGGCAAGTCACCACTTTGATGTCCGTTTTGGTCTGTTCCACCCAAGAAACCGTTTTAGGGGTGTTGGTCACAGCGGCCATTGCAGCCAGCCCGGCCCCCGCGCAACGGTTCATCAGGTTGTCCTGAGCCTTCCGCTCCCGACTGCCTTCAGCGGTTTTAAACTGCCAGATTTCATTGGACAGGTTACCCATGGCCCGCTGGAAATCTTCGGTCAGGTCGATCAACTCTTGGCTGGGGATGATGCTTTCCTTTTCCTTGCCAGCTACCAGTAAGGCCCGGTAAGCCCGGAATAACGCCGCAACCGGTTCAGCAATGCCAGCTAAAAACGTGGGATCCTTTACCCCATATTCCGTTTTGGCCTTGTTGATATAACCCAATACCTGGTGTTCGGTCAGGCTTTGTTCCAGCTTGCTGATGGCCTTTTCTTCCAGCTGGTGAGCCTCATCCAGAATGAGCGCGTCGTACGCCGGAAATATCTCAATTTCAGGGTTGAACAGATCGAGCAACAGCAAGTCAAAGTTCGTAACGATGATTTCAGCCTTCTGAACATCAGCTTTAGCCTTGTAATAGTGGCATTCGGAATAAAAGGGGCATTTACGCCCAGTACAAGAATCATCAGCATTGATTTTTGACCAATCCATTTCCAAAACGTTAAAGGGGATCTCTTCCTTGTCGCCGGTTTCCGTGGTGTCGTACCACTCCTTCAGGCGTTTGATATTGTCGGGCTGGGAAAACAAGGTTTGTTGTCCGAATACCTTCTCGCCCTTGTCAATACAGGCATAATTGTTTTTCCCTTTGGCCCGGGCCCAGGTCATATCCGGGAACATTGATTGCAGGAAGGGCAGATCCTTGGAGGCGTACTGTTCCAGCAGGGAGTTGTTTGCGGTGGCAATAATGGCCCGCTTGCCCTTCCCGTGGAACGCGGCAATGATTGCTCCACCTACCGCGAAAGATTTACCCGTCCCGGTGGGAGCCTGAGCGGCAAGGTGGGTTTTGTTTTCCAGGCATCCGGCAATAGCGGCGGTCAGTTCATACTGTTCTTTCCGTTTTTCAAACCCGGTCAGATTAGCCTGAAGTACGGAATAAAACCGTTCCACCCCGATATTGGCAATATTCCCGGGAGGGGTTTTTTCTGGATTGTGGCCCCCAAAGGGGGGAGCGTTAATTTCAACGGCCATGGTGGGTACAGGTATCCTTTTTACGGCTTTTACGTTAATCGGCAGACTAGAATCCCATCGGGACGGTTAACGGTTGCGCTGGAACGGGAGCCGGTGCCGGTTGCGCTTCTGGCACATCGTCCAGACCGTCAATGGTGATTGCGGAAACCGTCACGCCGGGCGCTGGACTTGCAGGGGTTTGTTCAGCAGGAGCGGCGGGAACGGTAACTTGGCTAATCACGCCTGCCACTGGCTGGGCGGCGGAACTGTTCGCGGGCAATGCGGCTACAGCGTCAGCACTTGGCAAGGCCATTACAGCGTTGGCGTTATGATCCACATAGACTTGTTTCCACAGGGATTCCAGATCGGCCCAGACTTCTTTAACGCGCTTCAGGGTCGCCGGGGTGTTCATCAGGGACTCCCAGTTGAACGGCTGTTCCGCTTTGGTGTAGGACAACCGCTGGAACTGGTTATTGTCATTCCCTTTTTCAAACGCTCCAGCGCTTAACGTGGTACGGAAGAACCAACTGTTCACGCGGGCCAGGCCGGGGTTTTTCGCTTGCACTTCCGGCTTTTGGGCAAAGGCGCGGGAGAGCTTTGCAACCTGATCAAGCCAGGCGGTGGCCTCCATGTAGCTGGCCCCGTGGAAGGACAGAATAGCCACATGATCCAGAGAGGGGATATAGACCAATGCGGCTACATCAGCCCGGCAGGCGTCCGCCTTATCCCCACCGTTGGATACGAAGTTTTTGGGGAAATACTGGCAGGATTTGCAGGCGATCCCACTCCAACCCTTGGCGTTCTGACCGTCTTGATTGGTGCCACAGGCCAGCCGTTGATTGCCTTCGATTTCCGCATAAAAACGGCGGATACGGGATGATGCCAGTACCACCACTTCCAAACTCTGGAAAGCCACATAATCCTTGTCGTTAATGGTAACGATGGTGCCTTGCTTGATCACATCTTCGGACAGGCCCTCAGTGGACAAACCGATACCACCCAGGTAGCGAACGGTCTGGTTCAAAGCTGGGTCTTTGGCGAATTCCGGGTTACCCTGGATTAAGCGCCCCCGGTTCAAACCCTCCCGGGCTTCCTCGGTATAGGACAGCTGATCTGCATCCACGAATCCCAGTAAGTCGTTCATAAAATCAGTCATGGAGAATTCCCTTTCAAATAAAATCGTTATTACGGTCTAAACGGCTTCAGCAGCGATATTGGCCGCTTGCAACAGATTCTGACGGTTTTCCAGTTGAGCTTTGGCAAAGTCCAGCATCCCGACATTCCCGGGCTGGCCAAGGTAAGCCCAGTCCTCGTTGGAGATGGCGGCTCTTGCTTCGGTCCACTCCTCAGGGGTTCCGGTTTTCAACCCGTCGATCACGTCCACGACTTTCAAGAATGCCTTGGCCCCGGCGTTATTGTCGGCATACTGAATCAAGGTGGACTTGATGAGCTTGATCACCTCCTGCAACTCCTCAATTTCCATGGTGGCCATGGGCTTTTTGAAGTTCAGGTGTTCTACGATTTGCTGGGGGGAGAAATCTTTGTACTCCTGGATGACCACACCAAACCGCTTGGCCCACTCAATGGCGATTTCGTTCAATTCAATAGCCTGTTGAGCGAATATTTTTTTTGCGGCGCGGCTCCCCGTTTTGATTTCCACCACGTTTTTTTCAGTCGCTACCGCGGTTTCCGCTTCTTCCGCTTCGGTTTCAGCGTCGGTTTTTTTGCCTTTGGCCGGAGAGGGGGCGGGGCCGTTTTGGAATCGATCGAGCAAGCGATCATATTCCTGGATGGCAACATCTGCGGATTCGGTGCAAATGTAAGCCTTTACCGTGTTTTTCCCGTCTTTTAATCCGACTTCAAGATTTACCGAATTTGACAT